CTCAGCTGCTTCAAAAAACAAAATGCTTAAATCATCTACCGTCATTTTCTTAGGATCGATCTGCATAGTATTCCTCGACCTGTTGGCAAAACTTAGCTTGCTCCATTGGATCCAAGCTATGCAGATGTTTCGTTGCCTCGATAAACATATCCGTACTTAATTTCATTCTAAGCAGTTTCAAAACTTTCTTAATACGAAAGCCCAGCGGATCTTTCCTGGCTTCTTCTCCAGCCTTCTTGTACTGCGGAGACATTTTGAGAAGCGTTCGCCCTATATAGTTATTAACTTTATAGTTATTATCATAGTTATTATTAGTTACTGCTTTATAAGAGTTATTAACTATATAGTTATTAACTTCTAAGTTATTATCTCGCCCTGGCGGGCTCGCGTTAGCGTACAGCTTTTTTCTCATCCGTCAACCCTCAAATAATCTGCGTCTTTTCTTCGGTTCATTGCGCTTCTTCTCGACCAGGTTTTGCCAGCAATCATGTCTGTCAACAGGATCGCAGATCAATTCACCAGAGGCCAGGATAACCCAGCCCCCCAGCTTTACGTCATGGATCCGACCACAGCTTACGCAGCCATTTACATCTGCGTTGCTTTGAAACCCGCTGCGCTTAGCTTTCTTCTTGCTCATCTTTCACCACGTAGCCGTAGCCTTCGCAATCCTCGCAAGTTGTTAGCACCGCCATCTTGAAGCCGCCGTTCACGTAATCAACGACAGGCACCTGGGCATCGACGTTTCCGCTGCCCAGGCAAACCTTGCATTCTTCAGCTGGTTCCTCGAACCTACGACCCTCTGGGCCATAGAACACAAAGTTAGCCTTGCCATTGTTTATTTCTAAGCCGCTAAATTTCATGGAAGCGATCTCCACTTGATGCATTGCTTGTTCCAGGGTGTTAATCCGCGCTCCCCGCTGTCCTCAATCTTGCCAGCGTTTTTTAGCTCAGTCAGCCTGGGACGCACGGACACCTCAGGAATTGCAAGAAATTCTGCGCACTCATGCGAGGTCAGCGGCATAGGAACCTTCTGCAAAAGTTGCAGCACTCGATCCCGAATATTCATTTTGCCTTTGTAGTTGCTGCGCGCAGCCGCCTCGCTTGTGTCAGTCTTTTGATAACCGATCTTTTCTTCTGTGTATGGCATGGTTTTACTCCTTTATCCAACCTATCCATTGCAAAAATGCCTCGTAAGTTTCCAAGGGAAGCACTACCAGAGTGCGCTCCCGATCTTTGCGAACGAACAGCATATCACTGTCGTCCTGGTCGAGCGCATCATATAGATCCTGGTACGCTCTCGCTCTGCGCTTGCACTCAGCTGTAAGAGCCAGCTGTGGCCCCAGCTTTATGTCACTCGCATAGTTTCCTTTCATTGCACCAGACAACGGGATCCGCTCGGCTTCTACACCTCGATCCCTATGCCAGTTTACAATCTCCCGCTCGTAGGCTGCGCCCTTATCTCTTGCCGCTTTCCCGCCCATAGATCACCTGTAGAAATCGTTAGCTGTAACTTCGCCCAACGTGCTTTCATGGATGATTGCCATGAACTTCGGGCTAGGTATCATTCGATCTTTGTGATCTTTCGGCAAGCACCATCTGCGCGCCACCGTGCCATGAGCCGCACCCAATTTCTTTGCAAGCTGTGGGTAGCTCAGTTTCTTTTTGTTTCGCCATTCTTCTAATGTCATAAAAAACCCCTTGAAATGTTTTCCAGTATTTAATACGGTTAGACACAATCTGTCAAACGGAAGTTAAACACATGGGCATAAATAACAGCAAAAATTGGGCATACAGCAAAGGATATTACCACCATTCTCAGCCAAGTACCCCAGATTATTACACTTTTTTTCAGAAAGGCGTCATGCGCCCAGCGCTATCAAATGCGTTAAAAGTTATCAGTGACGAGACAGATGGCGACAAAGCCCAGGCAGAAACATTACTGCAACAATCTGGATACTATCGAGATTACAGAAACAAGATCCAGTACAACGACAACATTAATATGTGCAGCGGGCGCGCTGTAGAGTATTACTGTGACCTTATGTTAATCGAGGGAGCAATGCAGGGAGAGGCGTATCGAGAAGCGCTGAACGTGCTAACTTCTTTGCACACTGGATCCTGGATTGACCAGGACAAAACAAAAGCGCAGATCGAGGGGCGCCAGCTGAACCGATACAACGAAGAAGGCAAGGCGCAGAGAAATAAAGATGAGATCGGCAAGTGCGAGTTTGAACTTGTATGCGAAAATGCCCAGGCGGGCTTGCGTGAAGCTATGCAGGGCGCCAACCAAATCATCGGACAGACCGAGCTGCGCGGCAAGTTACCTGGGTGCGAACTAGATTACCTGGGCTTTGGAGATTACCAGGAAGGCGCCGTTGAACTAAAGACGCAATGGGATACTGGTGTTGATACAGATAAACCCAGGGCAAACTCATTGCCCAAAGAAATTAAGCAGATGCATTTATTGCAGCTTGCGGGATACTGGAACATCACAGGCAAGATCCCCAGGATTGTTTATGCAAACCGCTTAGGATATGTTGTGTTTGAGGCAACAATCGAACAGCTAGAATATGCGCTACAGGATGTTACTGCGGCGTGTATGCGGCGAGAAAAACTTATGATGGTTACAGATAGTGTAGAGCAACTTCTAAAACTTTGTGACCCTCATTTCGGAGACAGCTTTGTGTGGCGGGATCTACATCCTGACGTACTGCGCAAAGCAAAAACACTTGCGGGAGTAACAAGATGAAAGAACTAATCGAGGCAATGTCCGAGGTGAACGATCTCAATCGAACACACGGCGTTACACAAAGAGGCGGCAAAAAATACACCGAAGTATTTATTCGTGTGGAAGCGCTGCGCAAAACATTTGGTACAAGCCTGGGCATTGAAACAGAGATCCGCGCCGATGATGGGCATCGCGTAGTTGTCCAGGCGTATATTAAAAACGACCAAGGCATGACGATCGGCAGCGGAATTGCTGAGGAGATACGCGGATCCTCAAACGTGAACAAAACATCGGCAATGGAAAACGCAGAAACATCAGCCGTAGGGCGCGCCCTGGCATCGCTTGGTTTGCATGGCGGGCAGTACGCTAGTGCGTTCGAGCTAGAAGTGGCGGCGAATAATAAAGAAGCTATCGCACAGCAAAAGGTGCCAGTTTCACCTCAGCCACAGCCTAACTTGACACCCCCTAACCCTGTTGACGAATTGCGCGCAGCGGATGAAGAATTTACCAGGCAAAGAATTACAGAGATCCAGGGCATCAATACTCTGGATGAGCTGAAGCAATGGGATGATTATTTTAGCGATCAGCTCGATCGTCTGAACCTGAGTTGTCCTGACCTATATAAACAAATCGAACTAGAAGCTAACAAAAGAAAGGCGTTTCTATGAGACCACAACTAGGAAATAACAATTTGCAGATCCAGGGATTTATGAACAATGGGCAAGCTGTTGATATGGCAGCTGCCGCCTGGATAAACGAGCCAAAAGAAATGAAGGGTGATCCAGCTGCCCAGGCTGCGATCCAACAGATCCACGATATTATGTTGCAGCACCGCCTGACCGTAAACATTTCTATCCAGGCAAAGCAGGGCGAGGAGCGCGGATCCTGGCCTAAGATCGGATCCTGGAACCTGTTTCCAAACCGCAAGCCAGAGGATCAGCCTCAGCAACCACCGCAACAAAACTATCAACAGCCGCCTCAACAGCAACAGTGGCAGCAACAACCAGCTCCACAACAACAGCCTCAACAGGCTTGGCAGCAACCACAACAACAACCAGCGCCGTGGCAAAGAGGATAGGTATGGTTAATCTGACGGAGAGTTTCACAAAACTTTATGGACGGCGCCCGACAGAGGAAGAAATCGCTACAATGTGGCAAATGAAACGAGAGCAAGAGGGTTTTCGCAAACAGCAAATAAAGGAGAAAACAAAAGAGCCTAAACCTAAAAGGCTGCGAGAACCCAAGCTGCCTACAAAAGTGTATGTTTCAAGGGAGAAGTTTCCATATCGAGCATCAAGAGATGCAAAATGCATTAACAGATTGATGATTATGGGACTGCAAATTAAAGAGATCTCTTATGCTTTAGGGCATTCAGAAAACTTTGTTATGGCGCAGATTGAAAAGTGGCAGCTGCCTAGACCGAATGATGACAAATAGATAATCGTGTGGGTGGCGTTATATATGGTCGGACTATAACTTGGGCTTGGGAATGCCACCACCCACCAAAACAATCTAACAAACTGAGAGGCAGAGGCAATGGCAACTTATTATATCTTTACAATTATTTACATGCTGAACGGCTATCAAATGGAAAGCCATATCCTGGTGAACAGCGCAGACAAATGTTACGAGCTGGTGCGCGCAGCTGAGGAAATATCTAACGTGTTACCAGCTGATATTTTGTGCAAGGATACAGGCACATTGTCTGCATCGCTCAAGCCAAAGCTACGGCCTGAGTGATTACTTTCCGTAGCCTTTGTCCATCATGGATTTTTTTTTAGGCTTTGTTTTTTTACCAGGCATTTCTGCTTTCCTCATTGTTCCGTAAACGTAAGCATCCTTACGCTCACCTGTTAAACCCATCTTTCTTGCCCTGGCCTCTAAGGCTCGATGCATTTCTTTAGGCATATTTGTCCTTCATTAATAATGCTTCAACAAAGATCGACAGCTCATTTGTACCAGAAGATGACTTTGCCTCAAACTGAAAGTCAGATTTCGGCGCAATACGGAATGGTATCTGGCGATCAAACGTCTGCATGTTTAGCTGAAATGTCGCCTCTGCCACACGCAGAACGCGACCAGTGCTGCTATCTATTCGGTTTCTATAAGTGATATACTTGTTAGAGTTTACCGTTCCAGACGTGAGGGATATGCGAAAGATGTATAAAGAATGATTGGCTGGAACAGTGTAGATGCAAGCTTGCGTTGTTCCCAAAGTCGCTTCAATGTTTGCGTATACCGTGCCACCTTCGCTAACTGTGATGTCGCCAACATTTGATCCAGATAAAATTGTCGCGCTATTAATCCGATAGAAAGAGTTTGTGGTTGTAACTGGCGTTGTTCCATTTAACTGCACAATCTCTGCAATCGTTTCATAGTCTGCATTAAGACCAGAAATAACGATTGTCATTGTGTCGGATGCGCTAGTTGACACGCAGCTCATTTGAACGGCTGCACTAGGGTGAACGTACTGCCCCCCATCATTCCAAATAGTTTGAAAAGCTGTGCCAACAGTTCGACTAAACCCAAAGATATTAACAGGCACAACCTCTGGCATGCGCTCTGATGCAATCTCTAACAGCGCATGTGGACTGTCTACATCTTCGTGAAAGTATCCCATCAGGCTGTCTTCTTCTTGTTCATCATTGAGATCCGTTTCGCTTTTTTCTTTGCATCAGCTTTCGATGAAGCGCCCCAGGCTTGCAATGATTTAAGTAACCTGGTCGGTCTACCCTTCTCATCACGCTCTGGCCCCTTCATGTTTCCCATGCGCGCCAGGAAAGATGCACGGCGTGGGTTGTTGCCCTTTTTCACTGGTGCTTTGAGGTTAGATCCAGGGTTCTCGCGCTCGTAAGATTTGCGGCCCTTTTCATTTAGACCACCGCTTGGGTTCTTACCTTCTTTGCGCTGCCATGCTGCCGACCTTGCCATGATTAACCCATCATCGATTTGCGCTTAGGTTTCTTCGCAGTCTTTGCGCTGTCGGCAAAGTCCTTGGCGCTCGGCGCCCCAGCTTCACCAGGCTTTCTCATCTTCTCGCCAGATCCAGCTGCGATCCGTTTACGTTTAGCGTGAATATTTGCGTACAATCCAGGTTTCTTAGCCATCGATCAAACTCCTTTTTGGAAATGTGGCATGTCTGTGAAAACTCTACGGCCCTGGTCAGTGCGTACTTTCACCATGTCGTCATAAGCTTCTAGCGCCGTACCCTTCCATTCCAGGATGTTATCGATGTGCCAGGCGCCGCCCCACTTCAGCTGTTCAACTCCAATCTCTTTTGCAGATTTAATTATTGTGTCGGCAAGATCATCATACAATGCAATCTCCCAACTTGCACGCGCACCAACATACGCAACAACGTCAAAAGCATTGCCCTCGATGTGCTTGGATTTCATTGTGTGCGATACTTTCTTTTTGACCAGCTCACGCTGATCCTCGATTGTGCGCAGCCCACCCATCCAGGGGATCCCAAAATCGATAGGCGTAATTGTTATTGCGCGCTTGACGATTGCAACCAGCTCCTCGTCTACACCTTCCAGGCGCCCCAGGCTTGTCTTGCTTAGTTTGAACTCACTCATTTCTTTCCTCCAAAGAATTTAGACACAGCCCTTATTCCTAGCGAACTTGCTACCACGGCTCCCAAACTCACTTGATACCAATCGGGCATGTTGGCGAGTGCAGCAAAGCCATCGTCTACTATCTTACGACCCCAATCCCCACAGAATGCCAGGATCATGGGTATAGAAAACAGTAGCGTAATCCACTCGTCGCGCCATGAATTTTGCGTAGCGCGTATTGCTTCAAGATCCCAATCAATTTCACCTGTCAGCTGTTTCTTTTTAATTTCAGCCTCGGTCAACTTCACCGCTGTCTTGCTTTCGAGATACGCGGTAGCCAGGCCACCCACGCTCGATAATATCTGACCAATCATTTCTTAGCTCCCATGCTAGAGAAGCCGAAGTATGCAGCTGTCACGCCAGACACCGCGACAACATATACAGCTGCGATGTCTGCCAGGAGATCCGCAGCCTGGGACAATCCCAGGTATGATGCAATGAGAATAAGGAAAGGATAACCAAGCATTCCAGATAACGCGAACCAGGTCATTTTAAGTTGCGCGTCCCGCTTGTGATCTTCATCCTCCATCTTACGGCGACGATCTTCGAGCATGATCTCACGCTCATCAGGGTCTATCGTGCCGTTCTGATTTAGATCGTAGTTATCCTTGTTCATTGTACAACCTTTCGGCTATGCGTTTGTGCGTGGTGATTATAACAACTTTTCCGTTTTTGTATACTGCCCACACGCCATCCTTAATTTCCACTAACTTCAAGACAGACCACCGTTTGGCTGTTGTGAACTACCAAACCCTCTCTTGCCTTTCTGCGCTCTTGTTCGCATTCCTCATAGGTCGCATGGGTTGGCCCTATCTGGTAATACTTTAACTCGGCTGATGGAATATATTGTATGAAAACTAAAACGTATATCATCACCAGCGACCCCGCGCTTTGCCGACGATATATATAGCAACCACCAGGATAATCCCGCCAACAGCAAACGCGACAAGGCCCACTGCCCAGTTTATACATGCATCGATAAACTCTTGCTTGCGATAGGCTTCTTCTTTGCGGCGTCTACGTTGTTCGGCCTCGATCCGTAAGATCTCATCCCAGGCACTTGGCCCATATACAAAGCTGATGTGGCTACGGATCTCCTCGCGCATCTGTTCCATCTTGCGCTTTTGGTTCCATATCAGGATCGCTTCTTCTTCGTCAGATCCTTTAAATGTTTTTTGCCACCAGGGCGGATTTTTCTGCCGCTCCTCTAATCTGTTAAAATCGGAGAAGGCTTGCCCCCAGGTCGCAATAGTATTGCCCATTTCCTGGATGTCTTTTCCTGTAGAGATAGCGGCCTTTAGCGTTTTGTATGCGCCTGTGGCTAATGCTACGCAGCTAACAGGATCCATTGGTCTAGCCCATCTTCATAAGCACCGCGACTAGCAAGCCAATGATAGAACCAGTAGCAGCAATCATAATGCTTTCCATGCGCTTAACGCGATTGAACAAATCCTTGAACTGGATTTTCATTTCGGTCTTGATCTCGACCACCTCCTTTTCCAGTCCGTCTATGCGCTCATGCGCGGATGCAACAGTACGTTTGTCCATCTTCTTCCTCTTACGGTACTACAGGCCAATCGGCATCATCTAAGTTAGGCCACGCATCTAGGTCTGAAAGATCGCGTAGCTCTTGGCGATAGGTTGCCCATGCTGTCTTAACTTCATTGGTCAATGGGCTGTCATTCATCTGCGTCCAATCGCTGTCAGCCAACAGCTTATTGCGTGTGGTGCGATGACCTTCGGCAGTCTTAGCATCTAGCCCTGCCTGATAGGCCGCCTCATGCTCTGCCTTGGTTGTCGTAACGCCGTCCTCTGTGGTGTCTTGGAACATGTCACGGGCGACATAACGCTCAACCCAGTTGCCGTTAGCATCTTGCTCAACACCATCACGCACAGACGTTTGGTATGCTGTGGTGGTAGCCGCTGGTGACTTTAGCACTGGGTCTAGGTCTAGTGCGTCTAGGGTTGCTGCTTTCCAGACACGAGGTAGGGACATGTTGCTGTAGTGTTGTCTCCAAGCCCCTTGGGACTGCACAAGTCCTGTTGTTCTATTACGATATTCGCCCATAGTATTCTCCTTTAGGCTTGATTGATGTATTCAGCACGAAGGCCACGGTGATGTTTCGTTTCACCTCGTGCTGTCATTGATAATCTTGATTGAGCATAACCGTTTTCACGGCACCATGCACGTAAAGATACATTTTCTGCTATTAAAGAACCTGTCTCTACATTGTAAATGTTTGCTGGCTTAGACCTTGGATTTGACAAACCAGATAGACCAATCCGCTTTTCTGCTGTTGAGTTTTCAAAACGGTTTATACCTAACTGCTTCTCACGATCCCAAGACGCTTTGATGTTTTCTGATAACTTCTTGCGAACTTCTTTGCTTTCTGTGCTATCCAAAACACCAAACATCTTTTGATAAGTGCGCTCCACTTTCCTTGCAAACCAACGAGGACTATCTGGTAGACTTTCAAGCACATGAAAAGAACAGTCAGCATACCCACGAACTTTGTTCTGACGCTTGCGAAGTTTTACATCCTTAGTCTGACCAACTTTAACAATCGCACCCGCAATGTCTTTCAAAGCATAAACATAAAAGTCTGCTATTTCGTTTGCGGTATTTCTTGCACTCATTAGATTGATCCTTTCATATGAGTTTGATTGTTATCTTGATCACTCTATGCGATTGCGTAGAAGATGTAGGTGCCGCCACCATTTGCGCCTGTAAACACAAAGCCACTGCTATTAGGGTCTATGTTGTCGGCATTAGTTGCTTCCGCAGCATTGCTGTTTAGGTAAAGCCTTGCATCATTTCCTGCAACAATTCCTCTTTCTGTATCAAAAACCATCCAATCCCCAGTGTCACTGCTACGTTTGACGATCACAAATCTTGCACCTGAACTGAACCCACAATCTACTGTAGTATCCGTACCATATGTATGGCTAAAACTCCCCACCTTAGACACACCATCTAGGCTTGCGAATAGGTAGGCTATGTTACTAGTGCCGTTTACCCAGTAACTGCCACCCAAGGTGAAGTTTGTTGCTGTTGGTGCAGTGCTGTTGAAAAAGTCTCCAGAACTGTCATTTGTCTCAGCACTAGTGCCATTAAGTCTCAGATAATAATCTTCTGGATTTGTGCTGCCATTTAGGTCTTTGTGATAAACAATCCAGTTAACTGCGTTACTTCTGCTTTTTATCCACATCATTTCTGGCACAACACCAAGATTATGACTTATAGTATTACCCGCTGTATTGTTCCCCGTGTAAGCAACGACATCGAAGTAGTTGGGGGCACGTTTCCACATCCAAGATATATCACCAGAATCTAAGGCAGAACCATCAAACCATCCATCCATAAAATCCCATTGAAATGCTGATTCAGCGGCCTCTGCATCCGTTGTTGGTGTTTTTAGTCTATTTGCCCCTTGTAAACGGCTACCAGCAAGTGGGTTCTGTGATGCACTAAAGTTCTCTCTTAAAATAGCAAAATCAACAGGAAAGCCAGAAGTTAAATCGGGATTTGCTCCACTATTTCCTGTAGCCACCGCAAACACATCAGTCGCACTCTCAGGCACAGCCATAGGGCCACGGCGAATGGCTATGTAGATGTAGGTGTCGCCGTTATTATTTGTTTCGCTGCCGCCTTGCGTCAACTGGAAGCCATCCGCACTAAGAGCCACAGGCCCAGTGTCAGTGGCTTCCGCTGAACTTGAGTTTGCTTGAATAAATGCCCCTGCGCCACCTACTGGCATACCTCGCATCACATCATGTATGCGCCACTCTCTAGCAATAGTTGCACCCTTTATCATAAGCCACTGAGGTTCAAACCCTAAGTCAATCTCAGGGCCAGTAGATGAACCATTACCAGTATAACTCCCACACTTAATAATATCAGCATCACCATCAGGGCCGAACTCACCGTCACCATCGTTGTGGGCGAATAGGTAGGCAACGTAGGTAAAGCCACTAGCATTAACATTAGAGACTGAGCCAACTGTAAAAACGGAACTGGTTGGGGCGGTATTATTCCAAGCGTCCGCTTCAGTTGCCGCTGCTGCTGTACTATTTAAGTTTAACTTATACTGCTCAGGATTTGTCCCACCATTTGAGCCTCTGTGATATACATACCAATCTCGTGCGTTAGATGTGCATTTTACAATAATACACCCGGGCACACTACCAAGGTTATGGCTAATGGTTTGAGCAGAACCAGTACCAGTATAAGTCACGCAATCAAAAAAGCGGGGGGCCTTCCGCCATGTCCAAAAGCATTCAGATGTATCTGATCCATAAAAACTATAATCAATAGTAAATCCATCTGAATTAAAAGATGTTAAGGTAGTACTAGCTGTAACCTCTGCGGCTGTGCTGTCACTTTTTAAAAGTTTAGTTGCACCTCTTTCAGTGTCATACAATCTATTAACTTGAGTTATGTTCCTTGCTTTTTCCCAAACAAGGCCACCCTCTCCAGACAAATCAATATTGTTTGTTACTGCTCCATAACTAGTTGATGCAGTTAATTCTACTAAATAAGTGCTGAACACATCTTCTACGTTCAGGGCAGCACCACCTCCAGCACCCGCAGCAGCTTGTAGTAACTTAGCTAATTTCGCCATTCTCTAATTCCGCTTTTAGTCTCTGCACAAAAGCCTCTCGGCCTACTTGTAGCTGCGTTAAGTTAAACTGTGTGCTGCCAATCTTCTGATCCAAAGAACCAATGTGGTTAATGCAAGCCTTGGCTTCGTCCGTTAGCTGATCTTCTGTGTACTCGATGTCGTCAATCGTGATGGTCTTTTTATCTTCAACCATGTTGATCTCCTTCTATGTTACCAAGGCACTCCGTCCCCAGTGGTTGGTGTTTTCTGCGCAGTGATGTCATCACTAATCGCAGTCTCAATAGCTGATTGGTCAAGCCCTGCTTGCGCCCATGCAATCGCATTCGCCTCTGTTACGCTGTCATACGCAATGAAGTCTGCCGCGTCTGCATCATAGGTGTGGCTTGTTGTGCCGTACTGTGACGCAGTGTATGTCACAGCATCATCGCCAGATCCTACTGTTTCTGACCCAGTGCAACGCCAGTGAATAACTGTGATGCCACCGTCTGATAAGTTGCGTTCAGTGTTTGCTACCGACCAAGTGTAAGTTACCGCCATGATTTAATCCTTATGTGTAAGAGCCAGCGTATGCTGCGTATACTGTTGATCCGATTTTCCACAGCACGATTGTATCGTTTGCAGTCAGCGTAGGTGCTGCGTTTCCAGATGATGACACCCACTTAGTTACAGCTGTCCAAGTTACTGTGTATGACGCACCACCATTTAGCATCAGCACAATGGCTTCACCATCTGCCAAGCTGTCAGTGAATGTGACGTTGCCTGTAAGTGTAACTGTTTGGATAGAACCGTTGTTGTAGGTAAGTGCAATAGATGATGCGTATGTAACTGTGGTTGTGTTCTCTACAACACCGCCAGAGAGGTAGAGGTCTTTGAAGCGGTAGGATGAGTTACCTAGAGAAATTGCGGCATCACGGTATGCTGGTGTTGATGCGTTGACTGGCAGAATAACGTCTGCACCGTCAGCAAACGTAATGCCAGTATCGCCGTTTCCAATGTAACCATCACCGTTATAACTCCCAATACTCCCCACAACGGTGCCGTCTTTGAAAAAGCCTATAATATCACCATCAGACGTTTTGCGATTAAATGCGGCACTAAGTTGTCCATCAGTAACAAATTGATTGTCTGTAGACGATAATCTAGCACCAACTGTACTAAAAGAAGAACTCGTCTTACCCACCAGCAAGTTACCGCTGCTGTCGATGCGCATGGCTTCGGAGGTATTTATGTTGAATATATGCTGAACAGCACCATAGAAAAAACTACTATATGCGGTGTCGGCAGAATTGCGTGACTGTATCTTACTTACGCCACCACTGTCTGTGATTTGAACACGATCCCCTGCCGTTTTCACATCTAACTTAGTACTAGGCGAAGTCGTCCCAATGCCTAAACTTTCCGCACTCGCATCCCAGAAGAACTTTGCCGTGGTGCCTGTGTCCTCGTAGAAGCTGATGTCGCCGTCTGGACTAATACGCATACGTTCTC